AACAAAGACCAATTAAATCTAATAGTTCTTTAGACTCTCTTCTATCAGGAACTACGCCTTTTAACAGTTCGGATATGGATTATGGTCCTTCAGTAACTACTGAAAATATGAGTATATCTAACTATTTACACGAACCTTTAGTTGATATGGATGGAAAAGTTGTATTACCTTCATCAGAAGGAGGTAATCTAATGAGTAAATTACTTTCTAGAAATTATACACCGATATTGAAAAAAGCAGAAAAAATAAAATAATGGCTAGAATAATATACAAGGCATATCCGCCTGATACGAAATTAGACAAAGCCGTTGGAATTTTATTACCTTTTAATAGAAATACATTTGTTAAAAGTGCTTTAGAAGCTTACAACAAAAAACCATCAAGAGATGTAGGACCTTTCAAACTATCCTACACTACCGAAGAGCAAGCAATTAGTAATTTAATAAATTTACTAATGACTAGAAAAAGTGAGCGATATATGCAACCTAATTTTGGAACAATTCTCAGAGATTTTGTTTTTGAGCAAAACAGTTCGTTTAATAGAGGTTTTTTAGAGTCTTCACTAGAGGAAGATATAGGATTTTGGCTTCCTTATATAGTTCTTAAAGATTTAAGTGTAGGTATTGGAGGTAATCAAAACTACGGGTATTCAGAGCAAGAAAATTCAGTTAATGTGAGAATAACATTTTCTGTTACAGAACGAGGCGCCAATAGAACAGTAGTAATCTATAATTCGGGTAATGATTTAGCCGCTGAAATATTATAAAAATGAGTAAAAGAAGTAATTTAATTAGTAAGGATGTAAAATATGTAAATAAAGATTTTGGAGAATTCAGACAATCTTTAATAGATTTTTCTAAAAATTACTTTCCTGATACATATAATGATTTTAATGAAGCCTCTCCAGGTATGATGTTTATAGAACTAGCTTCTTATGTAGGAGATGTTCTATCATTTTACACTGATATTCAGTTAAGAGAATCATTATTATCCACTGTACAAGAAAAAATAAATTTATACAATATTGCTAACTCTTTAGGATTTAAGCCATCTTTAATAACAGGAGCATCAGTAGATTTAGATATCTATCAAGTAGTTCCTTCTACCGGAAATGGACCTAATAACAAACCTGATTTCAAGTATGCTTTATCTATAGATTCTAGTTTAGTAGCTACAAGTGGAGAAAATATAACATTTAGAACAATTGAATCTGTCGATTTTAGGTACAGTTCTTCTTTAGACCCTACCGAAATATCTGTTTATTCTATTGATAATGCAGGAGAAGTAGAAAATTATCTATTTAGGAAAAAAGTAAAAGCAGTATCTGGAACTATTTTATCAAGACAGTTTAGTTTTGCAGCACCTAAACCTTATGATAAAATCACCTTACCTGAAAATAATGTTCTTGAAATATTAAGCGTAACAGATTCAGATGGAAATAAGTGGTATGAAGTGCCTTATTTAGCTCAAGATACCATACCAATTCCTGTACAAAATTTACCGCATAACGACCAAAATTTGTCGCAATACAGAGATTCTGCACCTTACTTATTAACTTATTTACAAACAGAAAGAAGATTTGTAACTAGGCTTAGATTAGATGATAGAACTGAAATACAATTTGGAGGTGGCGTTAGCAGTGAAGTCGATGAAGAAATTGTTCCTAATCCTTTTAATGTAGGGTCTGGATTAAATTATTTTGAAAGAGTTGTTGATTTAAGTATATCCCCGGAAAATTTTTTATACACAAAAACTTACGGATCAGCTCCTTCTAACACCACTCTTACAGTACAATACGCCATCGGAGGCGGTATTCCGGATAACGTTTCAGCAAACTCAATAACTACTATATCATCAATAAACGTACTAACTCCTTTAGGTGCTTTAGACTCGACTTTATATAATGCATCTATAGGTTCCCTTGTCATAAACAATCCGGAACCAGCTAGAGGGGGTATATCAGATAAACCAATAGAAACATTAAGAGAAGAAGCTATAAATCACTTTGCTTCTCAGAACAGAGCAGTAACAAAAGATGACTACATGGTCAGATGTTACACACTTCCTCCTAAGTTTGGAGCAGTAGCTAAAGCTCACATTGAAAGGGATGCCCAAACTAGAGCTTATGGAACATTTGATTTTATCCCAAATCCATTATCACTTAATTTGTATTTATTAGGATACGATAATAATAAGAACTTTAGCCCTTTAAATATGGCAGTAAAAATGAATCTTAAAAATTATCTATTACAATACAGGATGTTAACTGACGCTATAAATATAAGAGATGCCTTTATTATAAACATAGCTATAAGTTTCGAAATATTGACATCCGCTACATATAATTCAAATGAAGTTCTTTTACAATGCTTATCTAATCTTAGAGATTACTTTTCTAATGATAAAATGCAGATAGGTCAACCTATTTATATAAGTGAAGTTATGTGCTTAATCAAAGATGTACAGGGAGTGAAAAATATACTAGCATTTGATATACATAATAAATACAAGGAGGATGAAGGATATTCCGGTAATTACTATGATATAGCTACAGCAACTAGGAATAATATATTATACCCCGCATTAGATCCTTCAATTTTTGAAGTTAAGTATAAGAACAGAGACATATTAGGAAGAGTAGTAAATTTAACATAAAATGCAGTATTCAGTATATCCAATAAGAGACGCCACTATATATGAAGGGAAACCTGATTTAAATTCAGGTTTAGATTCAATAATAGAGTTAGAAAAGATATCTCATAATGTTGCAGATGCTAATGATATTTTCTATAATTACAATTATAATTCTAGGATATTACTCCAAATAGATTCTAACGAAATAAATAAATTAATTCAGAATGGAACTATTGGAAAGTCAAGCAAATACTATTTAAATTTATTTTCAGCACAGGCCGATAATTTAGCTTTGACTTACTCTTTATACGCATACCCTGTTAGTGAATCTTGGAGTCAAGGAAAAGGATACTACAACTCTTCTCCTCAAATTAAAGAGGGTGTTTCATGGACTTATAGAAATGGCTCTTTTAATATGACAGGTAAACGGTGGACTTCCGGTTCATTTGTCGCAGGAACTACCGGCTCATACGTGACACAAAAAGGAGGGGGTACATGGTATCATCAAAGTGGTTTCGTAGCATCGCAATCTTTTGACCAAGAAAGTCCGGATTTAAGAATGGATATCACTAGAATTGTTCATAAATGGATTTCAGGCTCCATTCCGAATAATGGTCTTATCTTAAAAAGAAGTGACAGCGATGAGAAAAGTTGTGAAGTAATGGGATCTATTAAATTTTTCAGCAGGGAAACTAATACTATATTCATCCCAAGATTAGATATAGTATGGAATGATGCAGACTTCTCAGGAACTTCATCATTCTCTCAAGTACCAAACGAAGATTTCATTCTACATTTCAAAAATAAAAAAGCATCTTATTACCCAACAGATAAAACAAAGTTTAGATTTTTAGTAAGAGATAGAATCCCAGTTAAGACATATTCTACATCATCAAATTACATGTCAAGTAAAAGATTACCAACATCTTCTTATTATGCAATACAAGATGAACAAACATCTATGTATGTTGTTCCATTTGATGATAGAAATGTAATAAGTTGTGACAATAAAGGAAATTATTTCAAATTAGATTTTAATACATTCCTTCCTAATCGATATTATAAAGTTCTAATTAAAGTGAAGATGGATGGAGGAGACATTGAAAAAACAATTGATGATTCTATATATTTTAAAGTTAGTAAATAGTGGAAGAGAATAATATCATAAATATACATAGATTATCAGATCCAAACAATAAAAGATCAGGTCCTAACTTATCTACTGGAAATTTTACTTATTTAAATGGAGACATATATAAAGGTCAATATCATGTGGATGAGTATGGAAAATACATGTCCGGAAGATTTACTACGGAAGAGTCCAAAGAATTAATAAAAATTGGAGATGCATTAGATGTAAATAATAAATTAGAAATATCTCTTCCCGTCCCGAAAAATGAAATTAGTACATCTAGTGAAAACGATGATTATGTGAATTATAAAATTGTTAGAAGGTACGAGGGAAATGTAGAAAAAGTCATCTTCGGAACAATAAATGAAAGATTGCCTGAAATAGAGGGACAAAATAAAAATAGATATTCCACTGAAGATATAAAAAAAGCCAATAAACCAAAATTAAAAGTAAATCTTAAAGGAATAAAATATGTTCCAATAAGTTATAAATTACAAGGGACTACCTTATCTGTAGATCCTGGGTATTATTTTATAAGACCTGAAAAAGTTATCGTTTCTGACTTTATACTTTCTAAAATAATTGATGCAAATTTTAATTATTTTATTGGAGGTAATAATCAAGCATTAACAGATATTTCGGTATGTCTTATTCCTAATAATGAGACATTAGAAGTTATGATGTTTGAAAGAAATAAAACATATAACGATGTAATATCCATTGAACGAGTGGATTTCTCTGAATTAGCTACTTATCCATTAGGTACATTTGTTAAAATTGCCGAAGTTGGAGCAAGACCATTGGAAGGATACACTTACTATTTTATAAACACAAATAATAATGGGAATTGTCTTGACTTATCTTCATCTTGGACACCTGCTGTTAGGAAAAAAGTAAGAAACATTATCGATCCTGTTATTCCAATTATTAATAACGTTCCTTCAACAATAATTAACAACATACCTATTCCTGGATTAGACGGTAAAGACGGTAAAGATGGTAGAGATGGCATAGACGGTAGAGATGGAGGTAGTGGACCTGCCGGACCTGCCGGACCTGCTGGGCCTAGTGGAGCTGCGGGAGCTAATGGACAACCCGGAGCTAATGGACAACCCGGAGCTAGTGGACAACCCGGAGCTAATGGACAGAATGGAACTAACGGATTACCCGGAGCTAATGGACAGAATGGAACTAACGGATTACCCGGACAGAATGGTCAGCCGGGACAGAATGGTCAACTTGGCGGACTAGGACCAATAGGACCGCAAGGACCTGCTGGACCTACAGGAGCATCTGGAACTAATTCTCTTTGTCCTGAATGTCCTAAAGATAATACAGGCGGAGGAACAGGCCCTAGCACCGGAGGAGGGACAGGCCCTGATACTGGAGGAGGGACAGGTCCTGATACAGGTGGAGGAACAGGAGGTACTAGTACAGGAGGAGGGACAGATACAGGTGGAGGGACAGGTCCTGGTACCGGAGGAGGGACAGATACAGGTGGAGGAACAGGAGGTACTAGTACAGGAGCAGGTAATAAATACTGGAGAATGATTCCATGTAATTCAAATGATATACCTGGGTATATCGCCACACAACCTAAAGCTAATCAAATTTATTATAGCTCTACAAAACGTCTTTTTTATTATTGGGATGAAGTAGAACCAAATTTTTACCCCACTACACTAGATATAGCAATACTTACCGATTTACTTGAAACCATAGGAGCTACAAATTGTCCGGGTATTGGAGGTAGTGGAGGTCCTAGTGGCGGCGGTAATTCTAATAGAATAGTAATATACGAACTTGTATCTTGTACTGACGAAACCGATAAAATATACACTTCTTTAAGTATAGGTAGTATTAATCAAATATGCACTTTATTTTTAAATAGTGGTAATAAGAGCTATCAATACAGAGGTAATTCTACTATTGTAGATCCTAAGTTAGCTCCTCCTTTAGTTAATGTTTTCATAGATTTAAATAATTTTAATTGCCCTACAATAGAAACTCCTGGCGGAGGAGGAGGTAGTGGAGGACAAGATACTAGTTCTATAGATTTAACAAGAGGCATCCCAGGAAATACCATAGACTTTCTAAGTTATCAAAATATTGGTAATAATACAGGCGGTGATAATACAGGTGGTGGTAGCACAGGTGGTGGTAGTACAGGTGGTGGTCCTATTCCATTCATGCGAACAAATGGTCGTAGCACAGGTGGTAGTAGTGGTACAGGAGGTAGTAGTGGTACAGATGGCGGTAGTGGTAATCCTCCTTACGATCCATTCTCCCGAAAGAATAATTAAAATTACTTTAATAATCAGATATGATAGATAGATTCGTAAATAAAGATAAGATAAAGGATTCCTCCTCATTAATTGAAGGAGTATCATTTGATTATGAGCCATTCATGAGTCTAGACATATCAAAAGCAATAATAGATGAGATAAAAAATCCATTCTCCATAGATTCTCATGTTTATAATACAAGTTATGATTTAGTTAAGTCAGCCTATAATGTAAGAAATGATTTTGATTCTACTTACGATGATATAAATTTTGATGTATGTAAATTATTTTTTGATTCTGAAATATTTGAGGGAACTTATAAAATTTGTTTTAACTTTCTTTATAACATTTTTGGAAACATAGATAATCAGTATTTTTATATTCAAGAGATTAGCCCGGATGAGTTAGAATTAAAATTAGCTATTCGACCGACTTATTTAAAAAATAATCCGGATGTAATAAGTAAACTAGAATTATTCAAAAATAAAGTTTCTTATTTAAGAACTTTAGGATTTATCAATAACATTGTATTAAATTTAGGAGAGAATAAAATTTACTCAATTATAAACATAAAAGTTGATTGTGATAATGAGTATGTTATTTATGTTAAATTGTTAAGGCCTATAGAAAATTTAAAAACAGGAAATTTATTACATATTTGTTATAAAGTAGCCGAGGATTATTTCGATTCATTTACTGTAACTTCTCCTGAAATAGTTAGTGAACCTAGGACTTTAACACCTAATTATTCTGTAAATACTCCAAGTGGTGAATCTACTAATTATAGTACATGGAATAGTTTACTGCCTTCTAAAGACGAAAACATTTATCATTATTGGGATACTCTACTAGATTCAAATTATGAGACAGCTAATACAATTATAAATAGAGTTATATCTTCATCAGCTTCCGTTCCTTTAAATATAGATTACTCTACTTTTTCTAATTTTGTATTTTATGGATCAGCACAAGAAAGATTAAAAAACTATAATTACAAACTACAATTAATTGAATTTTACAATAGTCAAAGTAATGCAATAAAATTAAGCAATTCTTCAGGAAGTAATTTTGGTATTGCCGACCATAACAAAATAGTAAAAAAATCTTATCAAGTTAAAAATAGTTTCGACGAATTTGAAAATTATTTATATTATTCTTCTGGAAGTATTTTTTCCTACGACATAACAGGTAGTATTACTCCAGCTCCAAAGTATATAGCTCAAAATAAATATTACAATTACCATATAACATCTTCTGCATATAATTATTGGTATTCATCATCTTTGTCGAAAGCTAGAAAGTTTGACAGCACAAATTACAACACATTATACGAAGCCACCCCGGGTCATATTGTGAATGATTCGGACAACTCAGAATACCTTGTCTTTCTTGATATGATTGGTCAGCATTTTGATAATTTGTATGCTTTTACTAAAGAATTAACTTCTATTCACAGAAGAGACGAACACCCTAAAAGAGGGATTCCTAATGAACTTTTAAAAACTTATGCTAAATCTTTAGGTTGGGAGGTAAATAATGGGTATCAACTTAGTAATCTCTGGTTATATAAATTAGGCACAGACAATACAGGAAGTTTTTTAGAGACAGGAACCTTAGCCTCTCAGGCGCATGAATACTTAACACAT